CTTAATTTCAGTCTTATCTTCGGTAAATTCAAATCTATTTAAATTGTCCAAATATTCTAATACGATATTTGCAACACCCAATCCAACTCTTTTTTCTTTTAATTCAGGGTACATTTCATATACTTCATCACCAATACCACACTTCAATAATTGGATATTCTTTTTAGGTCCATCATAATCCATATATTGAGAGATATCCTTTTTCTTTTCAAAATCAGCTTTAAAGTTTTCTGTCTTTGTAGAACCTATTGTCTGACTATTTGCAACAAGACTTACTAAAAATACGCTTAATAATATAAATAATTTTTTCATACATTTTATTGGTTATGGTGAACAATGTGATTTAAAATATCAATTGCGATATGTAATCCTTCTACTTCACCCTTTTTAAAATTTCTATACTTTGCCACATCATATTCATCTACGAAACCACTTTTAAGTGCTTCTTCTAAACCATGTAGTTCTTCGTTGTGTGCTTTTTCTGCTATCTCTACCAAATGTAAAATAGCTAATTCAATCTCTTGTTCAGAAATTGTATTTTCATTTTCGTTTTGTAAAATTGAGTTCTTTGCCATAATGTTAACTTTTATATAAATATACATTATTTTCCTTATCTACCAAAATTGCCGATAGGTTTTCTACCCAATCACCACTATTAACATATCGTTTACCATTTATCATTCTATCTTCTGGCTGATGAATATGTCCACACATCACACCATCACACCCTTTTTTAGTTGCCATAGATAATGCTGTTGTTTCAAAATCATTTATATAATTAGTTGCAGCTTTAACACCACCTTTTATTTTTTGTGATATGGATTGATATGGTAAATTTCTCCATTTTCTATAATGATTATACCAACGATTAAGTGTAAGTGCAAAGTCATATCCAATTGAACCTATCTTTGCTAACCATTTATACTTTGTTATAAAAACATCAATAACATCTCCATGGAAAATATAGTAACTCTCCATAGAATTATGTAAATTAAGAACATAATCTTCTCTAATTTCAACTCCACCAAAATGGTTTCCCATAAATTCATGTAAGAACTCATCATGATTTCCTCTTATCCAAATAATTTGTGTTTTGTTTGAAAGTTTAAGTAATTTACTGATAACTTTAGTATGTTGTTTTTTCCATTTTGCACCTCTATTGATTGCCCAACCATCTATGATATCTCCATTAAGAATGAGAAGGTCGGTTGGATGTTGTTCAATAAAATTTAAAAATTCCTCTGCTTTACTATCTTTTGTTCCTAAATGTAAATCCGATACGATTATTGCCTGATATTTCATGTCCAATAGTTGTGATGTTGTTTGAAGAAATTTGTGTTGTTTCGGTTGATATAGCATTTTATACTGATTAAAAACATATAGAAAAATCCTTTATTTTTAAATCTTCTTGCAGATGTCCATACTCCTTTAGTATTATGTATTTTCATTACATCTGCTTTTTGTGATACCCAATAATCTTCTGCAAATAGATGTGTTTCATCATATCCACCCGTTTTCCAATATGCTTTGGTTTTCCATAATTGAAATCCACCTATTGCAAATGGTGTACCTAACCAATTACTCATTTTTTGTTGAATATCAAATAAACGAAATATCCAATTAAATCCTTTTTCCGTTTGAAATGGAACTGTTACTAAATCAGTATTGTATGCCAAACATTCACCTAATATAAATTTGTTTTGTAACATTATATCGGCATCTAAAAAAAGAATGTAAGGTGTAGTTACTAATTTACTACCTTCTAAACGGGCCTTTGCAGGAAAACCACCTTCAATAATTTCTATTTCTAATGAATATTTGAAATCTCTTTTAACATAATATAAAAAATCTAAACTATCTGCTTCATCGGAAGTATCTGCAATAATAATTCTAGTTCCTGCGAACCCCACTTGTTTTGCAATAAATGCAATACATTCATATATGTTGTCTTTTTCATTTTTACAAGGTATTACTATTGTTAATAAGTTATCCATAAGTATAAATAAAAAACCCCCACTAATTGTGAGGGTTTTTAATGTTAATTAATTATTAACCTAATTCTTCTTCTTTAGCTGCCGGCTCATCTGCTGGTGCCTTCTTACTGAACTTGTCTAAACTATCCGCACCCATACCGATTGCAGTTATAACCATTACAGCATCAACTAACTTATCAGATGGAGCGATATCTTTAGCAGAATAGCTATTCGCAATCATAGTGATACATAAAAATAATGCACCAAAAAATGCGATAACTGGTTTTACTGAAATAGAACCTCTTTCATCTCTGAAAAGGTCTATTATCCATTGCTTAAAAGTCATCTTGTTACTCCTTTGTTTTGTTTTGTGTTTTTAAAGACCATCGAATAAGAAATGATAATATTCCTACAAAAAATACTACCGTTCCTATTTGATAATATATTACCATTGAGCAGGTTTTTCTTTGAACTCATCACCTTCTTTCTTTTTAGGTTTTGGTTGTTCTGCTGGTTTAGCGGTTGCTCCACCATTAGCTGCTTTCTCTTTGATTATTACAGTCTTACCACCAGCTGCTTGTTGTTGCTGTGGTATATTGATGTTAATACTTTGAGGTTGTTGTTTGTTTTCTCCCTCTTTTGGTTTTTGTAAGTAAGTCATTAAAAATGCACCACCTGCGGTTACCAATGTACCAACCGTACCAATGATAGTTTTCTTTAAACCACTCATTGTACCGTCATTGTGTTTTTCATTTTTAGCCATCACTTCTTCTGGTGATTGCTCTTTTTTTGCTTTTGCCATAATATTATATTTTATTAAAATCCGTAATTCCTAATTGATTTCCTTTATCATCAAATAATGCAATTCTATATGCTGATGATGGTAATGCGTTTGTATATACTTTTAAAATGTTATCACCAACTTTTACATCGGATGTTGATTTAGATACTACTCTATTAGATATATCAAATATTTTTATTGTTACCGTTTGTGCTACTTCACTTTTAACATTCATAGATACTTGTGATGTTACAAATGGTGTTTCCAATTTAATACCACTTACACTATTGATTGCCAATTCAGATGGTATTGTATTAACCATTGCTATTGTATCTGATTTTCTACATCCTACAAACATCATTCCTACTAATGCTATTAAAATTAATTTTTTCATTTTAGTTTATTATTATTGTTGTTTTACCTATTTTATTTTTTGTAACATCTTCCAATAACAAATATAAATATTTACTTTGTAGCCCTTTAGTGTATATTTTCTTTTTATTTTGTCCAATTTGTCCATTAAATCTTTCTCTTGTCAAAACTTGGTTAGTTACACTATCACCAATTGTTAATGTATATACACCACTTGTTGTTAAATTAAATTGTATTTCTTGTCCATTTGTAATACTATTTTGAGGTGCATCAAATACATTGTTTACCTTTACTTCTACCGGTACAACTAATACTTTTTGACAAGATATTATAAAAATGATACAACAAAGGATTATAATTTTAATATGTTTCATTATTGTATTTTCAATTTTAATGTTGTTCCACTTTTATTTACCGCATCCGTTAGATATATTGAAATCAATCCCAATATATTATCTAATTTTGATTTAGTTGTAAATATAATTTTATATTCGGTAGTATTATCTAAAGTTGCACCCGTTGTAATTAAAGAACCAAAATTTATATAATCACCCATATCAGTTCCAAAATTAGTTGGATTGTTTTTTGTTTTAAATGATATATTATTAAATTTTAACAAACTATTATCATAATTTAATTTAAATTGTGCTCCTACTAATTCTTGTCCTAATGGGTCTATTGTTAATGTTGCATATACACTATCACCAATTATTTCAGTCATAATTGTTCCATTAATTTCAGTACTAACACTCATTGATTTTAAAGCCATTGATGTTAAATTATTTGTTGCTGGTGTAGTTGAATGTGATAAGTTTACATCACCTTTCCAAGCAGCTGCTAAATTTAATGTATCTGTTGATTTACCTGTGTTTATATCGAATGTATATGAACTACCCAATGGATTTGTAAATGTATTCCAATTAGATTTACCAATACTATCATATTTTGATTGTGGTATTATTCTTAAAGTTTTGTTTAGATTGAATGTGTCAACTAATGTTTTTGCTCCTGTCATATTTTGTAATAATAAGAAACAATCATTTTCATCAAATATACCATTACCATCTATATCAGCATTTTGATATTGAATACCTTTTGTAAATGCAGTTCCTGTTTGATTACCAAATATACCTTGGTTTGAATATTCTTGAAATGCTAAATAAACATCGGATACTGTCACAATACTATTATACAAAGTAGTTAAATTGTTTGTAGTTGAAAGGGATATTGTTTGTGGTTTGTATATTTGATTTGCTGTAAACCCTACATTACAAGCGAATGCATAATTATTATATCCTGCATTTCTTATATTTGAGTTATAAATAGAAGTTCCATCAGTTACTTTTGTTAATGTAGATGGAATAGTATATTGTGCCCAAGTTCCATCACTTGTTGTAAATGTAACAGGTCCACTATAAACATCCAATATAGAAACACTATTAACTGCTGATGGTATTGTATTACCAAATTGTCTCATGTCAATATAAAGTGTAGTTACTCCATTAAAAAAATTAACATAACTCCACTCAACTTGTCCTGAAGTGATGTTACCTTTATAACCATTTGCAACTTTAACACTATCTAATAATGTTGTTATATCTATTGAACCCGCCGAACTTAATGATGAACCTACGGCAAATGTTGTTGCATTTAGATTTGTATTAAAGTTAAAATTGGTAATTGCTTTTTTGGTTGGTGATGATGGTTGTGTTGAATACACCTCATTTGATTGAACCGTCCATTGTGATTGAGAAGGTCTTTTCCATGCTAAATCCAAACCCCATCCACCACCCCAGTTTTGGTATCTTGCCATAAATGCATAGGTCTTTCCCGCAACTAAATTAATTGTCCCAAAACGATAACCACCAAAACCATGTGGTCCATAAAATGATGTTACAACAACACCATCTAATGAAAAATCTACACCATCATCTCCATCAATACCAAATGAATATGTTCCACTTTCTTTTGGAACAAAATATCCAGTAATTTTAATACCGGTATATGCACCACCATTTGGAACTCCTGAAGGTGTCCAACTATTAACAAAATATAAAGCTTTTGCTGCTGTTGTTACTCCGCTTGTATAAACACTAGCTCCCTTTGTAACATCAAACATATTAACAAAGTTAGTTGCATTATTAGCATATTGACCCGCTCCGTTACTTATAATGTTATAGACGGTATAATTCAAATAACCCACTCCTGATTGGGAGTAGGTTACGAATGATAATATTGTTAGAAGTAATGTAACGAATAATTTTTTCATTATTCTACTATTAAGTTAATCTTATTTCCGGCTCCATCAACCGCATCTGCTAAAACTGTATAAAATAAACCTGCTGTATTAGCTAATGTTTCTTTTGGCGTAAATGTTAATGTATATGGTGTTCCTATTTTAATTCTATCCAACTTTGTCTGGTCCATTGAACCAAATGTTAATCTACCATCTTTATTTGTTGAAAAGTTTACTACATTTGCACCTGCATCAAATGCTATATTGTCAAAAGTTAATTTAGTATTATCATATTGTAAGATTACTTCTAAACCAGCTAAACCTTCTTTAGTTAATGTTCCAGTTAATACAACTTTACCATTAACAATAGTAGAGTTTAATCCCAATTTTGCACTTTCTATTGCAGATGTATAACTCATACTTCCAACTGAAAATGATTTAATTGTAGTTGTATTAGCTACCGAATTTGCGTAATTACCACTACTAATTCTACTTGCAATTGTATCAGGATTTGATGAATGTGACCAATCTAAATCACCACCCCAAGCATAAACCATATCAATTGCTTGAGTTGAATTTGTTACTTTGGTTTTGTATGTTGGTGTACCATCTAACCAACTTTGATTTAATAAACCGCTAAACCATTTGTAAGAACTAGATCTTGTGCTAGATGGAATATATGCACTATCTCCTACATTAGCAATACCCATCACATATGCAAATGAATAATAAGAATCACTTTCACTAAATGTTCCTTTTCCTTTTGTAATTTGTCCTATATTTTTTTGTAATGTTGGTCTTGTAAAATATGTTGCAGCACCTGTTATATCAGTTTGTGAAATACCTAAGAATGCTTTATATGCATCTGATACCGTTATAATATTATCCATAAATGTTTTACCACTTGCACCATATATCCAAACTGCTAAACTATCACCTACTTTAACTCCAGATGTAAAAGTTGCTTCTCCACTTGCATCAAATACTTTACTTGCTATTGGTGTTACTGTCCAATCTATTGTACCATCTGTTTTAATTGGGAATAACGCAACTGTATGTGCTGTGATATCGTATCCAGTTGGGAATAATACTCTGACTTTAAATGAAGATGTATTACCCGTCACATTTGATAAAGATAATGTACCAGGATCGGTTGTAATAGGTCCAATGTTTGCACTTGTTGCATCGATTGAATATGATAAATCTAATTTGTGAATATTAGTATAATCACCCAAATCTTTAATTACATATTTTTGAGTTGCAATATCTCCATTAATTGATGCATCGGTTCTTTGTACTGTCAATTGCCCCGCATTCCAGTCTGCGTTAGTTGCATATCCCCAAGGAGTTGCTTTGTATTGGTCATATAAACTTGTTGCAGTAATACTATTTGCAGTACTTGCTGTAAATTTATAACCCGTCCAACTTGTGTAATATGTTTGAACAGATGTTCCTTGTGAGAATGTAGTTGAAACATATGCCAATGCTTTGTTATTGTATTGGTATCTTAACCAAAAATAACGAGGTGTAGTTGTACCTCTTGCAATTGTGTATTTAACTGAAATTGTATCACCAACTTTTAATCCAGTAGTTGGAGTTGCGGATTGATTAATAGTTAATTGAGCATTTGATGTAAATGATAATAGAGATAGAATTACTATCCCTAAACCCATAAGAAATTTTTTCATGTTTATTTAGCCTCTGATAATTTAGTGATTAGTTTATCACAACCTTTTTTAAGTGCATTACTTAAACTTGTTTGATTAAAACCACCACCTTCGTCAACTATCAATGTGCTCATTGAAATTTCTGAGGAGGATTCTTCTACTATAACTACTTTGTCCTTTTTCCCTTCGGATTTTAGAACACCTCTTAAACGAATAACTACTTCTTCTTCTCCACTATGAAATACGGATATGTTCTTTTTTGTTGTAAGAACATCTAAAAATATAATTTGAACTGATAATCTATTTGGTGCACTTTTAGATAGATTATAACCTTTCTCTTGTAAGTATTCTTCTAAAATGTTTTTAACACCAAACTCTAACTTTCTATTACCAGCTAATTTACCTATTTTAACTTCATTAGTTACACCATCTACCCAAATTTGTTCATCTGCATTATACCAAATGTTACCTGGACTATTTTTGAATGTACCATTAATTTTCCAATCAATTTGATTTACGATGTTTTGTTCCATTCCTTCAGGTCCCCAAAAGTGAATGATAACCCCTGATATTTGAAATAGTAATGCTGCTATTACAAATACTAATACAGATTTAACAAGTAGTAATCCAACTTGTTCTCTCCAATTTTTTCTTAATTCTAATAACTTTGCTTTCATATGTTAACTCCTTTTACCTATATAAGTATAAAAGAACATATGATTATTATCAGATTTTTAATTTAAGTGATGTTATTAGTTTTTTATCAATACCATACTTCTCACACATACCTTTAATTTGCTCTCTGCCTTCTCTTGTTGAATATAAAATATCTAAATATTCGTTAGCATGTTTGGTTGAACAGGTATATTCTTTAACCACCAAATCAACTACCCAATCTTCATAGTCATTTGCTTTCTTACCTTTAATATATTTTAAATAATATTTCTTAGGTGGAATCATATCACTAAAGAATCTATAAAAATATTCATTAGGTAAAGATTGAACATAGGGTTGAACTTCTGCTATCCACTCTATCCAATCAGGATTCATAGAGATATATCTTTGAATAATAAAATTACCAAAAGTTTTTTTATCATCATCGGAAATCTTTTTCCAATATTGTGGATCCTGATATTCAGTTACGGCCGATATATGGTCAAATAAACCTAATCGTTTTACTTCTTTATCCGATTCTTTTTTAATCTTGGCCATTGTCTGGTCTTAATGATTTTGGTAATAAATCTTCAAATACTTCACCACAATCAATACATAAGTAAACTTCCACAGGTATTGTTTGTGCTTTTCCACTTGCATTTGCTAATGCACTTTCTTGTCTAAAATGAATTGCCGGTGAAAAGAATTGCCCCCCACACTTACATTCTAATGCTGTTGTTTTACTTAAATCCGGTTGTGTTGGTGCTTGTCCCAAACTACTTAAATCCATTGGTTGCATAATATTTTGTTTATCTGATTACTAATAATAAATCCATTTCTCTACACATATAATATTCCTTATCACCTAACTTAATCTTTTGTACTGCCATTTCTCCTAATGGTAATAATACTCTATCACCAACTTTAACAGTCATAGGAACTTTAACACCTTGTTGAGTGTAAACACCATCACCAGTCGCTACTACGGTTGCAATTTTATGGTCACCTGTTTTTACTGAATCTGGAATAATAATTCCACCGATTGTTTTTTCTTTTACTTCAATCTCTAATAATAATCTATCACCAATTGGTTTTGCTTTTGCAAATTCTTTACTCATATTTTTTATTTTATAATGTTAATGATTGCTATAATTGTTGCCATAAAACAGATTTCTTTATCTATTACTAAAGCATCTCTAAATTGTCCTTGTGCTAATTCTAAGATTACGTTTGCAGTGTTTCCCGCTGCATAATCATCTAATCTTTCATATAATGCCGTATAAAGTTCTGCAAAATCATTTACTTTATTATCACCCACTATTTGTCTAATCTGCATATATGCGTTTCTTTTTTCCTCACCACTTGCCAATAAATCTACAATCTTATTTTTAAAATCCGCTTGTAAGATAGTTTGTTTATCTACCTTTAACTCACCCTTAGATGATTGTAATTGGCAGGTATTCATAACCCTTCTAATATCAGGATAGAAACTACTGATAATATCTGCTACATCTTTAATATCAAATCTAATACCTTCTTTATTTAATATATCTGTTACATGTACCGCCACTTCTTTTTTTGATGGTGGATTTACCGCAAAAGTTTGGCAACGAGATAAAATTGGTTCGATAATTTTTTCATGATAGTTACACGTTAAGATAAATCTAGTGTGTCTACTGAATGTTTCCATTAAGTTTCTTAAGATGGCCTGTGCGTTTGGAGTCATATAATCAAACTCATCTAATATGATAATTTTGAATCCTTTGAAACCCGCACCACTTGCAAAGTTTTTTACTTTATTTCTTACCGTCTCAACATTGTTCTCATCAGATGCGTTAATCACCATCATATCACACTCAATTGTTTGTGCTATGATTTTAGCCAATGTTGTTTTGCCTGTCCCAGCTTTACCATATAAAAGTAAATGTGGAACGTCATTGTTATCTAAATAGGATTGTACTTTTTCTTTAAGTAAATCATTACCTATATAATCTTTTAATGTTTGTGGTCTATATTTTTCTACCCACAATGTGTTTTCTGTTTTTGTTGTTTCCTTTTCAAAAAAGCTCATAATTTATATTTTATCTTTTATTATATCCTCTAATATACTATTTTTTTCAAAACTTTCCAAACATTTTTCTCTATTTTTAAATGCTACACTTTTTAATCTATATAACAAATTAGAATATTCAACTTCATTCATATTTAAAATTTGGTTGATATGTACCATAATTTTATCATTTGTAGTATTAATATCTGAAAATATATCTTCGTAATTTATTTTTAAAACATCGGAATAATCATCAAATCCATTATTTTTTAAAAAATGATGTGCTGTTAATGATACATTTATAAATGGTTTTCCTATTAATAAATTATCAACTAATTTTTCACTAACATACCCATTTCTAAAACTATCATTTTCATATAATTTGTTTGTAGTTGACTCAAATAAAATATTAATGTCCGATTCTAATGTTCTTTTTAATTTTGTATCATTGTTATGATTTCCAAATGTAAATGGTGTATCGTTAATTTCATCTTTTTCTATCAAATTTTCACTAATACTATTTATAAAATCATATTCATTTTTAAATAATGATTTATTTGGTAAATACTCATATGCTATTTTAAATTTATTTAGAACATATGAATTTACTTTTATTGATACAAATGGATGATTTATATTTTTAAGTTTATTAAATAAATCAATTCTTTCAAATTTATCTATGAAATTTCTTATTGATAAATCAAATCTATATTTTTTCTTAGTTGTTTTAAATATATCATGTGAATAAAAAGATGTACTAAGAAGTCTACTAAAAAAATTTGTTCTTAATAAGAAACCCAAATCTGATGCTGTATTTGGATTACCTGATGCAAATATATAATGATTGTTAGTAATAGGTTTATTTTCTATTAATCCCAATCCTTCCATATTACTAAATTGTATAAAATAATATTTAGATTCTGTATTTAAGGAATTAAAATTTATTTTATTAATATCATCTACAATATGTTTACCACTATCATTTATATTATTATAATTTTCATCAACTATAATATTATATTTTTGCTTTAAAATATCTAAAATACTATTGTATGCATTTGCTTTTTCATTATCCAATTCATTTGTATTATGTAGATAAAAATATTTGTAAATATCATCTTTAATATAAGAATTGTAAAACAATGCTTGATAGAAAATAGAACTTATATTACCATGTAAATATATCATCTTATTTTCCAGTTGAACCGAATCCACCTTCACCTCTTTCGGTGTTTGTTAATTCATCTACTTCTTTAAATTCAATTGGTGGGTATGGGATAATTATAATTTGCATAATTCTATCACCTACACCATATAAAATTTGGCCATCTTTAGATAAAGATTTTTGATTAAAAGTTGCTTGTATTTCACCTCTATAACCACTATCAATCACACCTACTGAATTACTCAATGATAAATCAGTTTTGCGGATAGATGAGCGAGGAAATATCAATCCTACAAATCCTTCAGGTATTTCTATTGCCAATCCTGTTCCGTATGTAATTTGTGTACCATCAAACTTAATTGATGTTGCAACTAAATCTATACCGGCATCTCCATCTTTTGCATAGGTTGGTATTACTGCGTTTTCATTTAATTTTTTAATTCGTACTTGCATTCTTATGGTTTATAAAATATAAAAATTGGTTCGTATTTGTATGATGTTCCTTCTAATTTCATAGAGTTCTTTACACCACTCAAATCTACACCTGTCATTGGACTCATTGTCATTCTCAATTTACCTTTGTATTCCATTCCTAACTCTGTAAGAATATCAATACTATCTTGTTCTAACGTAAACCACTTATCTTTACCCACTTTAATATCTGCAATATTCCAACAAATGTATCTATCATTTCTTAGATATTCAAATGCAGTTGTAAGTGTAGGTCTTAAGAAACCATCTCTCCAACTTTCATATGAATTGAATTTCTTAAATGATTGTGTATCATCATCTGAATATCTTTCTCTATCAAAGTATGGTGGAGAAGTAAATACAAAATCTAATTGTCCTTTATACTTTTGAAATCTAGGATCATCTGCTATTATTTCTGAACCAGTTGTGAAGATTTCATATGTATTCTGATGTCCCCAAAATGGGTTTGCAACACCAGGTACTTGTGTATTAAAGAACTCAGCTAAGTATTCATAACGAGTCTTTCCTATTTCAGGTATTTGGTTTTCAGTATTAGGGTCATTTCCAATGTAGTGAATGTTTCTATCACCAACACTTAATGCTCCTAATATTCTACCACCCCACCCACTTGAAGGGTCATAGATATTGATTTTATCCTGTCCTTTAATGTGTTGAGTAAATCTTTCATAGAGATACTTTGCAGTTAATGGTGGGAAGTTTACGGCTGGTTGAGAACCCATACCAATTCTAAATGCGGCTGTTGCTTCAGGAAAAATTCTCTGACCCAATGGGTACACCCTGATTTGAATTGGTTGTTTGGGTAAATCAACTAAGTTATCAATATTTTCACCCCAATCTGCTGTTTTTAAGGATGCGATATGCTTATATTCTAACACACCACTTTTGTATAATTCTTTTACTTCTTCTGCTGAAATTGGTAATGATGGTATTCTACTATCTGCCTGTGATAAAGCGAATCCTAAACCCTCTCCTTTATCCCCACTTTGCCATTTCTCAATCCACTCCTTACCGGTTGTTAAGTTTGAATTATGGAACTCTGGGTTATCTTTATGAAGGGTTTTAGAAAAACGATACATACCATCTTGTCTAGTCAATCTCCTCATTTGCTTAGTGAATAACTCTAAGTAATCATCTGATGCAAATATTTCGTAGATAGATGGTTTTGGCTTATCATATGTACTACCACCGATAGCAGTTTTGTACATAGCCGGAAAGAATTGATTTACGGGAGTTGCAAACTTATTAAAATTGAATATTACTTCATTTCCATCATCATCCTTTTCCTCAAACTTAGTTATCTTATAACCTTGTAATTTAGAAAAGTTCTCAATGATTTCTGCTTCATTAACACCAATCTTAGGAGGAGCACCAGTCTCATCCCATTGTTTCAATGCAGTTTTCTTAAAGTTGGCTACCCACTTTTCGAAGTCAGGGAATGACATCTCAAGCACTTGTTCGTACTTGAGATTCATTTCCGGATCATAGAACCAATCACTTCTTTCGTAAAAATATTTCTTAGTGTAATTCATTATGCTGATAATTGCACCTCTACTAAATAATACTTACAAACAAAATCATCAATAATGAAACTAATGTGAGCTAATCCTTTAGATGATACTAACAATTTAGCAGATGTTGCTTCTTTGTTTGCAGTTAAAATTTCTTTCAAATACTTTGCAGAGAATGAAATTGCTTTTACATCACTTCCGTAGTTTTCTACTGCTTTGAATGTAATTCTGTTTGAGTTTACATTAGAGTAACCCATAACAATATTCAAATTACCTTTCTCAGTTAATACTGTAAATGTATCAACATCACTCAATGCGTTTTTAGCTTTGATGAATTTGTCGATAAACTTACCATCTAAATCGATTTCAATATCAAATGGTGGTAATTGTTTTAATTCAGGTACATTTGGGATAACACTCAAATCAGCTAATTGATAAGCTGCTTTGATATCATCACTACCTAAACCTAATGCGATTGATTTATCCTCAACCTTTTGAACTTCTAAATTAACATCATCACCTAATACCGATAACATTTTGTTTAGATTAGAAGTCGTATAGATACCTAACTCTGCATTTTCAAAGTTAAAGTTATCTAATGTGATTTCACCTAATACGGTTTTGTCATCTGCGATAAACTTTGTTGATAATTTTTGACCATCGGTAGCCCATGTAACCGATTCAACTAATCCAGCTAAATTGTATTTGCTGATAAAGCGTGTAATTCTTGTTTTGTTCATAATTTATGTTTTATTTATATGTCTAATATACGATTTTATTTCCAATCTACCAAATTTTTAGAAGGAAAAGAACTCTTCTAATTTCTTTGAACTGAACGATGATTTTTCCCAACCCAATGCTTTGTAGAAATCATCCATTTTGTTTTCTAATTCTGCTTCAAATATCTTATCTACATCAATATATTTTTGGATAAATTCTAATATTTCAGGAGGGTCTTGATAACCTTTAAATGCGGCGGTTTCTAAACTTAATGGATTTTGTTTTAGATATACCCATTTAATCTTATCACCATCTTTCATTGGTTCATATTTGAAAGGGCAATTAAAATGTTTAAGTAATCTATTGTAAGTGATACCAGCTTTAATGTGTGCAGGTGTTCCCTTTTCAAAATCACCTAATTGTTTATTCTTTCCACCTCTATCATACTTACTGATTTCTTTTACTGCTCCACCCTTTGCAATCAATGATACATCCAATCCTGCTAATGATAATTTGAAATCTCTCAATTCATTATCTACACTTTCATTTGATTTACCTTGTAAGATATCTCGCAACATTCTTGCCATAAAATCTTGGAATGCTTTAGGGAATGAGGAACGAACCACATCTAATCCTTTAACATCTAATTTATCCATCGGTAAACCATTTGCAGCAACTATCCATTGTGCATATCGTTTCTTTGCAATCCATATACCAGCTTTACTGATATACTCTTTCTTAATTTCAAATCTATGTTTCTTAATGTTAAAGAACTTATCTGCCATCATATCGTAGAACTTATTAAGAAACTCTTGTACCTCACCTGCAATTTCATCAATTTTTTCTGCCATTACCGTGTCATCAAATTCTGCCCAATTAGGGAAACGATGTTTAACTAAAGGTAATGCCGAAAAGAATACTGAATCCGTATCAATGTAAATGTTATAATCATCATTAGTACCCAATTCTTTATTGTACTTAATGTTTACCATTTTTGCAGTATTCTTAATTACCGTTTGTCCTGTTGTAGTTACCGCTGCTGCATTATCCACATCATAGAAACGAAATGCCGGTAATCCCAATACTCCATACAAAGAGTTCAATAAGATTTTTTGTACTAACTGTCTTTTTGCATAGAATTCGTGTTGTTGTTTGTTTCCCTCTTTACCATATTTTTTCTCTAACTTACGGAACTCCACACGTTGTGAAAACCACTCATCTAATATATCTGCAATCAATCCTGGTTTATCTTGTGTATAAAGAACTCCGTTTGATGATATGGATAAATTTTCCTCAGTTAATTCCTTTCTCAATTCCTCCGTTGTATAATTAAGAGCCGTATGTTCTATATTCCATACTCTATAATCCCCCTTAACAAATGCTTCTGCATCAAAGTTTACAATTTTACCCACCTTTGTTTCCGGTGAAATATTCAAACTCATAATGATTGATGGATATAGTGATGTCAAATCCAAGTCATATAACCAATCATATTTACCTGGTATCGGGTCTTTTACATATGCTCCAATAAATCCTTGCTCACCACTTTCTTTTAGTGCCTCCATTTGTTCCCTTCTATCTGCCGGTTTATTAGGTGCTACTAAGTTTCTTTTCTTTAAGTAGTTCAAACAAGCTCCCTCTAAGTATTTTGATGAAAACATATAATCCTCATATGGTACGTGTCCGGCGTGACAAATACCTCGACACAAGTCAATGTATTGTAATTTCCTATCAAACTCTACAACCAACTCAACGTCCACAATATTATACTCAATAAACTTTTCAATATCCTCTCTAAAAAGGTCATCCAAACTTCCTTCGTATGCAATTTTCTCTCTACCTAATTCTTTCTTTGCAATATAATTTAATGCGTAAGAAGGCATTAGTGAATAGGTAAATTTCTTATATAGTGTAATGTAATCCAAAATAGATACCCCAGCTAAACTCCACTTCTTTCGATATGGAGAATAGAAACCATCTCTAATTGGTGATAATCGATATGCGTTTTGCTTACCCAATACATTTGTTAAACGATTGAATAAGTAAGGAATATCGAATGCATCAATGTTCCAACCAGTAAGGATTGTAGGGTTAATATGTTCGTAGACTGTTAAAAATGCATTAAGTAATTCTCTTTCACTTCGGAATGCTTTAATTACTCTATTATCTTTTTTAATTGTATTTTGTAACTTACCACCTTTATCTAAAATTAGTGCGTAATAAGTATCGGTTACACCATCATGCATTGCTATAGCTGTAATTTCATTCTCAGCTTTTTCAACATCAGGAAGACCTGTTTCCATTTCTACCTCAATGTCAAAAGTCATAACCACATGCCCTTCTGATGGTAAATCACTTTCTGAATATAAATCAACTAAAATACGGGTTGTTTCCGGTACATCCGTTTCATAGTATGCAGGGTCATCTTTTTGAAACTCATAGATTTTGGTAACTTTTGTACCATCTAATGCAGTTGATTGACCTCTTTCTGCTGGTGCGTAGGCGTAATTAAATGTTTTGTAAGGAAATGTTTGATAACCTAATTTATCATCCCAAAGATGAACTAAATCCTTTCCTTTTTGTAAATAGACGTTTTGATACATATGTTGTAAAGATAACGAATAACTTTTATACTACAAAATTATTTTATCTTTAATTTGAATTTCTTTCCGGATGGTACTGAATAAATTGCAAAGATAGGAGTTACTTGAAATTGTAAATCTCTCATTCTATTGGTATATGCTTGCCATCTACCTCTTTGTAAATAAGCAATAGTCATATGTGGTCGATAATCAGGATATTCGTTTGAGTTTGGTAATCTCATTAATAATTTATTTGCCTTTTCTAATCCATCACCACTAGCATCCATTTTTAATACATCATACTCACCATTCTCAAATACTGAAACATTACTTAATTGAATATCTCCAAAATGAATTGTATCTAAAATTTGTTGAACTATTTGTGGAGTGACATTAGAATGTAACCCATATAATAGAGTTACATGTGGTTCAGTTTCTTTTCCGTACTTACCACTACCATCATCGTAAATATCCTTATCATCTATTATTGAAGACATCTGAGTCTCATCAAAGTCAAAATATAACATCACACATCCATACTCATATGGACCACTTTCAATTTCTTTTAATAGTTTCTTTAATTTAATCATTTATAATTAAATATTAGGTTTTTTTATAAAGTTTAAATAAGTAAAACGATTAAAATCACCTATAACTTTATGAACACCGTGATATGGATTGTTTTTTGAAAAATCTATTAAAGCATATGTTCCCAATGTAGGATATACTAAATCAACCACCTCTCTATCATCTTTTAACACCAATTCACCACCATTACCTACTTTATAAAAATCTGCAGGTGTTAAATATATTAATAATGCACATAATCTATCACCAGAAGGACCATCATTGTGAAATGTTATAAAATCACCATCAGTATACCAAGATAACTGTCCTTCATTAGTCTGTTCATCATTTGTAATGATATTGTATTCATGTTTTACTATTCTACTTGCTAATGAATTTAAAAGTAAAATATATTTTTCAAAATAATCAGTTGGCAATTCATACTTTTTGCAGAACATATCCAAATGAGTATGAATCATTTTGTTTTTTTGATGTGGTAATTTTGATGTATCATTTAAACTTAAAATATATTCATGTATTTCATCCGAAGTTTCTTTATCATAATATCCACTTTGTGTAGATTTAGGATGTGTTTTATCTTGTGTTGAATATAAATAAGTAGCACATTCTGGATTATCTTTAAATTTTATTAAGATATCATAAAATGATTTAAGTATATTAGTTTCTTCTTCATTTAAGAAATTCCAAATTGAACCCCATCCATATGATTTTTTTTGAACGTTTGTCATATTAACTTACTTTAAAATCTTCTTTTAATTTTTGTAGGAATAAATCAATACCTTTTCTGTGATTTTCTGTCCAATCAATCGGGTCACCACTATCACTTATATATTTGTATGATGTAAAATCAAAACCATAAATCTTACATACTTTTGCAATTGAATATGCTTCCATATCACATATTTCGGATGGTTTCTTTTCAAACTTATCTTGTGTGTAACAAACCGTTCCTGTTCCAAATGAAATAGTATCACCATTACTTAATTTTGGATATACTATATCATCAAAAGGTGTTATTGTTTTTTTGGCAAATGGTCTAGCATCAATATCATTTTGAACAAATGTTTTACACATAAATAATTGTCCAAACATAGCTTCATGTGCACCTGCTGAGCCATAATTAATAACAATAGTATCTGATGATGGTAAATTTTCTAGTGTTTGAGTAGCTTTGATAGCTGCGTTAATTTTACCAACTCCGGTATAGATAACATCTACACCCATAGGAGCTTTCTCTATCGGAAACTCACTTGGTAATGCAACAAATAATTTAATTCTCATACTCATAAATATAACACTTTTGCTGTAAGGGATGGATTCGAACCACCACAGGGAGATTCGGAAAGTAACATAATCGCTTGCAAGCTGGTGGTCAACCCCATATTACCTTTCTATTTCTTAATCCCTACCCTCGAGACGAGAGGGCATGTCTGCCAAATTTCAACACCTTACAATGTTCGGCCCAAACTTATATTTGTTTGTAACCTTATATCTTTGTTACTTAATACCCATATTTCACCATTATCTAAACCACATACAAAGTGAACATAATGTTCCTGTGAGTAATCTATCATAGCGAATGCATATCCTTTCATCCCATCACTTACCCTAACCATTGGTATTGTAGGGTTTAGTTGCAGCATTGATTGTGTCATGCATATAAATATCAATTTGCGGAGGCTCAGGGATTCGAACCCCAGTTACAGTTTCCCGTAATTCAGTTTTCAAGACTGACCTATTCAACCACTCTAGCAAACCTCCGTTATATACTAATAGATATGAACTTCTTCATTTCTGAATGCTTCTTTCAAATCTAATTTTGTTTGATTAATTCTAGCTTGCTCTGCCTCTTTATACCATCTAATCCAAGTCAAAGATGCATCAACAGGTGCTAATATCCAAGCCATAACTAATACCATTATAGTATCCATTTCAGGAGAACCACCGGTAGGGTCATTACTATATCTTTTATCTAAGTTTTTGTACAACTGATAGAAACAATAGATAACACACATTACATAATAACTAACTAACATAACTTATTTTTTTATAGTTTTAATTTTAATTTTTACCGCTTCTTCGTTTATATGTGGATTTACTTTAATAGTGGTAGTACCAGTCTTCTTATCATGCATAAAGACATATCCATGTACTTCTTTACCAATTAATTTTTTAATATTATCTTTTGTAATCTCCATTGTTCATTAAATATACAAAAAATAAATTATATTACCAAATTTATTAAACTTTTTATAAAAAGGTGCCGGTTGAAGGATTGGTTACCTACACGAAGTCCCTTTCGGATGAATCGCCCTTACTAGTTCGGATGCGTCTAAATTCCGCCAAACCGGCATATTGTGGAGGATAACGGAGTCGAACCGTTGACCTATACTTTGTCTAATATATTTTGGCGGTCTATAAGGGTTACGCTCCCTTTACTTCTGCGTGACAGGCAGATATGATAACTACTTCACTAATAGACCTTTTTGAGCCTCCGCCCGGAATCGAACCGAGTTATCCAGATTACAAATCTGGCGCATCGCCTGCAATGCTTAAGAGGCTTTTAGAAGGTCACCGATACCACCTTCAACGGAGAGTTATTTAATGTCATTTTGTCTAATTTTACCGCTACGATAACATAGTCCGATAACATAGTCGCAGGTACTCTCTTTAATGACAAACCCGACCCGGTTTTAAGTTTGTACTCGGTACGGGAATCGAACCCGTATTACCAGGATGAAAACCTGGCGTCCTAACCGTTAGACGAACCGAGCGTTAAAGGAAAGTAGAAGATGGGTGCGTGGACGACTACTTTTATGATTGGCTTTACTTACCGGTAGTAGCGTATTAGATTTGCACTAACTCGATTTAGCGGGCTACTTTTGTTCCCAATCAACCTTATATGTTAAATATACAATAAATTTCCCTATATACCAAAAAATTACCCTCAAAAAAATTTTTGGACTTTTGGTAAAATCGAAAAAAAGTACATTTGTACCCGTAATAGGATTCGAACCTATAAATTTCAGTTTCTAAAACTGCTGCCTATCCCATTCGGCTATACGGGTGTTTTTCTATGATGGTTTGGTATTAGTGAATGACAATTTGGACAAAGTATTTTTAGATTTGACAAATTGTTATTATAATGATTACAATCCATATGATGTAATTCCAATACAATTTTTTTACCCATCCATTCACTAGTTCCACAATCCTCACATTCATCTTTTTTTATACCATCTTCTATCAATTTTTTCCTAAGTCTTGGATTACTTATATGTTTATCCGATTTCAAATATTCAATTGCTGTTTTTCTAACTTTTGATTTTTTGTATCCTTTTTCACCCTGATTACCTACATATATAATATTCCATTTTTTTAGATAAGAATTTAATGTATCTATTTTACACACCAATTGAGTAGCTATCCAATTTTTTGTTCTATTTTCACTAATCCATTTTTCAATTTCAGATTTTCTAGTTGTTATATCATTTCTCATATTATTGTTTAATATAAATATAATACACACTATAAAAAGAATCAAAATGTTTACCATTTTTTTGCGGAAAGTGTGAGATTCGAACTCACGGACCTTTAACAGTCGGCAATTTAGTAAATTGCTGGTTTCAACCACTCACCCAACTTTCCTATTTGGGTCAAAGGACGGTATCGAACCGACTTATCCGGCTCCACAAACCGGCGCATCACCTTAATGCTTCTAAGACCATATGTGGAATCGAACCACTTTCCCAACTCTTACGTTAGGCGATACTCCTTTATCCTTTATTGAGGTGTGTATTGGATTCGAACCAATGTTAAAGGTTTTGCAGACCTCCACCTAGCCACTCGGACAACTCACCTTATTGTAGTTTCAGTAGGATTCGAACCTACACTCTAACATTCGTAGTGTTATGTGATAATCCATTTCACTATGAAACTATTTGCACGCAGTGAAGGAATCGGACCCTCTCCTTTGGTTTTGGAGACCAATTGGCTGCCATAGCCTACCACGCAATTGTTGGGAATGCAGGATTCGAACCTACGGCCTCTAGCTCCCAAAGCTAGCGCGATACCGGACTACGCTAATTCCCATTTTTGTTATCGGACCTGGATTTGAACCAAAACTAATAGAATCAAAATCTATTGTGCTGCCAATTACACCATCCGACAATTTGAGCAGATGAGAGGAATCGAACCTCCGTCTCCTACTTGGAAGGAAGGAGTAATGAGCCATTATACGACATCTGCTTTTGTTTGCTCTCACTCTAAGACTTGAACTTAGGACCTACGCATTAACAGTGCGCCGCTCTAACCAACTGAGCTAAGTGAGAATTTGGTGAGAGTAGATGGACTCGAACCACCGAACTCGAAAGAGAGCTGATTTACAGTCAGCCGCAATTGCCACTATGCGATACTCCCAAAAACAAAAAACCCCAACTAATTAAAGTCAGGGTTTTCTAAAATTCTTAATATAAATCTAGCCTAACTTTACATACCTCTGCTACCCCAATTCTGAGTCGGTGTACAATAAAGTGTATGTAATGCTAATGCTTTCATTTGTTATAAATATATAGAAATTAAAAAAGTAATCCATCTTCAAAATACGCCACGTCAAGTCATGCTCCGGTTAATACAAGCCTCGATAAATTACTTCTTGCTATCATCGTTGGAATCGAACCAACACTAACCATTATGATAAATAAAATAGGGATGAGAATACTCCATATTGTGAACCAGCTTTAGAAAGATTATTTGTTTCCTTTCATTTCCACTACCTTTTGAGTAGTACCAATTCAATGTGGATGATTTGAGACTATCAGTCTTTGAGTTACGTCTTACTCTCTACTTACTCATTTTCTT